CTTAACCTTCGAGCACAGGAAATTAAGCAAAATAAAGATATTGCTGATCAAAAATTGGACTTGGATGTCGAAAAATTGAATTTTGAGGGTGACAAACTTGAACAAAAAGATAAAATGGACAAAGAAAAGATACAAAGCCAAGAAGATCAAACGGAATTACGGGCAGAAGTAGCTTTAAAAGGCCAACAAAGGCGAAAAGGTTGAAAAAAAATAGAAAAGTGATAAAAAGAAATAATTCTAAAATTATTTTAGATGAAGTATTTGCTTTTGCGGACCGATATCCACAAGATCCAATGACACTTAGTGCGTCATTAATGGTTGTAGCAAAAACAATTTATCTAAATACGTTGGGACCGGAACAGACACAAGATATGATTTATGCTTTTGCGGAAGGTTTAGAACACCACGAATATAAAAAGGCGACGATACATTAATGTCTATTTGTAGGCATTGTGAACATGAATGTCACCACGGTAATGGCGGTAAATGTCATTGTGGTTGCTTAAACTGTGAACATCATATAAAAGAAGCATTAAATAAACTTGATGAAGTTTTGAAACCGACAAAAGAAGTTGAGTTTGAAGCAGACTTCAACTTAACTGAACACTAGGAGGAAAGATGAAACTAGTTAAAGACCTTTGGGGTCATTTAAAAGAGTGGAGTGACTGGGGAATGAAGGACTGGATTAAAGCCGGAATCGTTACCATAGTTGTCCTGTTTGTTATTTATAAAATGACAAACGGTGGAGCAGCTTAAATGTTACAACTACTACTAAAACCATTGATCGGCGTTGCTAGCAACGCCGTCTCTGGATTCATTGAAACAAAAAAATTAAAACAAGAAGCAAAAGTTACAGAAATTAAAGCAAAGACTGTGTTGCGTCAAAAGCAGATCGCCGGCGAAGTATCGTGGGAAGCATCAGCCGTAGATCAAATGAAGGGAAGCTGGAAAGACGAACTGATTTTAATTTGCCTGCTCGCGCCAGCCGTAGCCGTATTTTTTCCCGGAATGACTCATCATATTGAAGCTGGGTTTGTAGCCTTGCAGCAGCTTCCGGATTATTATAAACATTTATTATATATCGCCTGCTCAGCAAGTTTTGGCATTAAGGGTGCAAAAGGCGCTGTAGGATTATTTACTAAGAAGAAGTGATTTCACCAGAAAGATTAACAGCTTGGAGAATATTTCCAAGGTTATTAATAACTCTGTATGGATTTGCTTTTTATAGAACGACAGAATGGTTTATGGCACTTCCAGATCCAACAAATGCTCAATCAGCGTTTGTATCAGTAATTGTAGGAGCGGGAGCAGCGTGGTTTGGCCTCTATGTGGGAGGAACTAGACAAGCAATAAAAAAATCTGAAGAGAAATAGATGGACTCAATATATATAGTTGAAAAGATATTTAAACTAATTAGGACTAGACAAACCCAACTAACTGAGATAATAATCAACAATCAAGTAAAAGATTGGAATGATTATCAAAATCATTTAGGTCAACTTGACACATTAAATTACATTGAACAGGAACTCTCGGACCTGCTAAAGAAACAGGAGCAAGATGAATAATACACTGATATTACCTACACATGTCGCTAAAGCTCGTGTAGCGCAAAAGGCAAAAGAAATAAAAGAAGTAAAGAAAAAACCATTAGAAGAAATGAGCTTACCAAAACCAACTGGTTGGCGAATTATTGTTCTCCCTTATAAAGCTAAGCAAAAAACAAAAGGTGGAATTATTCTATCAGATAAAACTATAGAAGAATCTCAAATTTCAACCAACTGCGGATTAGTTATGGAAATTGGACCAGATGCTTATAATGATAAAGATAAGTTTCCCAACGGACCGTGGTGCAAGAAAAAAGATTGGGTTTTATTTGCACGTTACGCTGGTTCTCGCATTAATATTGATGGCGGAGAATTACGCGTACTAAACGATGATGAAATATTAGGAACCATTGAGGATCCAGAAGATATTTTGCACGCATTAACCGTTTAAGACGGAGAGGAAGACATGGCTGAAGTACAAGAAGCATTAAAAGAAGCAACAACACCAATGGTTGAACTAGATACTAGTGGAAATGCTGTTGATGTTGAATTAGATGATTCTAAAGCTGCTACAAAAGAAGTTGAAACGAAAAAAGAAGATCCTGTTGTAGAAGTTAAGGAAGAAAAAAAAGACGAACGCGAAGAATATAGTGAAGGTGTCAAAAAACGTATTGACCGGTTAACATATAAAATTCGTGAATCAGAGAGAAGAGAAAAAGAAGCTCTTAGTTTTGCGGAACAAGTAAAAAGAGAACGAGACGACTTACAGACAAAATTTACAAAACTTGACGATGGTTATGTTAATGAATTTTCTGGTAGAGTTAAATCTGAACTAGAATCAGCAAAGGCAACGCTAAAGCAAGCTGTATCAGCAGGTGATGTTGATGCACAAGTGGCGGCAAATCAAGCTTTAGCGAGATTAGCTATTGAACAAGAGCGTATAAATGCTACAGAAGAGCAAAGAAAATTATATGAAAAATCTCAAGAAAATGCTGGACAGATAGTACAACAACCTGTACAAAGTAATGTACAACAACGACCACCGGCTAAACCCGATCCAAAAGCGGAAGCATGGGCGGAAAAGAACGAGTGGTTTGGAAAAGATGAAGCGATGACATATGCTTCGTTTGGTATTCACAAGAAACTTGTGGAGGAAGACGGATACAATCCAACTTCTGATGAATACTACGAAGAAATTGACAAACGACTTCGGACCGAGTTTCCTCATAAGTTTAACGATGGAGGAGAAGTTCAAGGAAGCAACAAACCCGTCCAAACTGTTGCATCCGCACAAAGGACCACACGATCTGGACGCAAAACAGTGAGGCTCACACCATCACAAGTAGCGATTGCTAAAAAATTAGGTGTGCCACTTGAAGAATATGCGAAATACGTGAAGGAGTAAGGCATATGAATGATGAATTAAAGATTACAAGTAAGACTCCACGCGCTGCTCTATCCCGCGAGAAAACGACTCGTAGGAAACCATGGGCACCCCCGTCATCCCTTGATGCACCACCTGCACCCGCTGGGTTTAAACACAGATGGATAAGATCAGAAACTCTAGGTCAAGAAGATAATAAAAATTTATCAGCTAGACTAAGAGAGGGCTTCGAACTCGTAAGAGGAGATGCCTATGATGCTGAATATCCAACTATACAGGAAGGCAAATATAAAGGTGTAATAGGAGTTGGTGGTTTATTACTAGCTAAGATCCCGGAAGAGATCGTGCAAGAGCGTATAGATTATTTTGCGCAAAAAACGCAAGATAGAGACGACGCAATAGCAAACGATTTATTAAAGGAACAACACCCTAGTATGCCAATCTCTAAACCAGATAGGCAATCTCGTGTAACCTTCGGTGGCAACCGAAAGACCTAATTTTCTAGCTCTTTTGTCCATCGAATAAAAAAATTAACCCTTTAAAAAAAGGATAAACGATGGCTAACCAAGACGCAGCTTTCGGGTTCAGACCCGTCAAGCATCTTAGTGGTGGCGAAATTCGTAATAATTCTTATAGAATTACAACTAACTATGACACTGCACTTTACCAAGGTCAAATGGTAACGCGCGTGACTGCGGGTACTATAGAAACTGTAGCAGCTAATGCTATTTTTCTAGGTATCTTTAATGGTTGTCAATATACGGATCCTACCACGGGCAAACCAACATGGGCGAAATACTATCCAGCAGATACAAATGCTTCGGATATTGAAGCCTATATTTTCGACGATCCCCAAATTGTATTTGAAGGACAACATGATGGAACAGGAACTGAAGCGATGAATTTCGGTGGGTTCGATTTAGCAGGAGTAAGTGGAAGCACTAAAACTGGTAGATCAACACAAGAAATTGGTACTTCTACTCTTGCGACAACAGGTCAATGGAAACAAATTGGGATATCTAAAGATCCATCCAACAGTGATACAAGTACAGCAAATGTTAATGCATATGTTGTTCCGTCACAAGACTTGCATTTCTTCTTGCAAGCTGCAACACTAGCGTAAGGAGGCTTAAATGGCGATTTCTAGATCACAACTGGTCAAAGAACTTGAACCGGGCCTTAACGCTCTGTTTGGTTTGGAATATGACCGATACGACAATCAGCACACAGAAATTTTCGATACCGAAAACTCTGATCGTGCTTTCGAAGAAGAAGTAATGCTATCCGGTTTCGGTACAGCTTCAGTAAAACCAGAGGGAACATCAATCGAATATGATGATGCGACCGAGGCTTTCACTGCACGCTATACTCACGAAACTATAGCACTTGCTTTTGCAATCACTGAGGAAGCTGTAGAGGATAACCTTTACGACAAAATCAGTTCTCGTTATACTAAAGCACTAGCTCGTTCTATGATGAACGCTAAACAAGTAAAAGCTGCTAATGTTCTCAACAGAGGATTTAATAGTTCTTACACAGGTGGTGATGGCTTAGAACTTCTTTCTACAGCCCACGTTACTACTGGCGGAAACGTTAAAAACGAATTAAGTACTGCTGCGGATCTTAACGAGACTTCTCTTGAACAAGCATTAATTGATATTGCTGGAATTACCGATGACAGAGGCTTAAAAGTCGCTCTTAACGGTATGAAAATGATTATTCCAGTTAATCTTCAATTCACTGCTGAGAGACTAATGAAAACGTCTCAAAGAGTTGGCACTGCGGATAATGATGTTAATGCCGTTAAGAGTTTGGGAATGATCCCGCAAGGATATGTAGTTAATAATTATTTAACTGATACTGACGCGTGGTTCATTAAAACCGATGCTCCTAATGGACTAAAACACTTCCAAAGAGCCGCAATTTCCACTAAAATGGAAGGCGATTTTGAAACTGGAAACGTTAAATACAAAGCCAGAGAAAGATACAGCTTCGGCTGGTCTGACTGGAGAGGTATTTTCGGTTCTCCGGGAGCTTAATAATAATTACTTTGTGGGGGCTATGCCCCCACATAACAACTAGGATAACTTGTTATACTGACTGCCCTAGCAGACGCTCGTAGAGACAGTGTAACTTTACTTACGAGGTAAAAAAATGGCTAATACAACTTTTAACGGTCCTATTCGTTCAGAGAATGGGATGAAGCTAGTTAGCAAAAATACTACTACTGGTTTAATATCAGATAGGACAGTAGGTGACTATCCAAGAGATGCCAGAAGATGGTATGTTGAGGAATGGTTTAACAGACGTCCGGGAATAAATGCTAACTTAGACCAAGCATCTACAGTTGAAGTTCAAAGAACTTTGAACTACGATTGGGAAGCACTTGGAACAAATATGACATCTGCTTTAGTTACTTTTGGTGCTACTACAGGTGGAATTCTAGCAACAACTGCTGGAGCAGACCAAGATCAAGCAATTATTTGCCCTCATTTAGATGATGATGGTACTGCTGATACGGGAGCAATCACAGGTTGGAGTGGAGTTCAATGGGGAACTGAAAATGAAACTCATTGGGAAACTTCAATTATGCTACCTGCAATTGATAACCAAAAAGTTTTTTGCGGTTTAAAATTG